ATCATCGCAGGAAGATGGTACTGCAACAGATGGAAATGTTTATCCACTATGGGTAACAAGTAACCCAGCTCATGCATCTAGAACAGGACAGGCGGCATTTACTACTGCTAACTTTAAACTGAATCCAAGTAATGGTAACTTAACATTAAGCGGTCAACTTGGCGCAGATACAATTAATATTGGTAGTAGCAATTTAAGTAGTATTGGATTATTAACAGCAGACATTTACGCAAGTGACGGAACAAGTAAAATACTTGAAGCAGGAAGTGATGGAAGCAATGCTACATTTACTGGAGACGTTACTGGTGAAGTATCTAGTTTATCAAACCATGATACTGCTGACTTAACAGAAGGTACTAACTTATACTACACAGACACTAGAGTATCAACATATCTTAGTACTAATAACTATGCAACTACAACTGATGTTGCTAATGCAGTATCAAATGGTGCAAGTGCAAATATAGCAGTTGCTAATACTAACGCTAGTGCTAGTGACTATTTTATTACATTTACAGATTCAAACGGTGCATCACAATCACTAAGCATTGATAAAGATGGTGGAGATGGTTTAAAATACAGACCTAGTGATTCAACACTAACAGCAAGTAATTTTGCAGGTACAGCAAGTTCGGCTAACTTTGCTGACTTGGCTGAGAAATATGTAGGTGATCAAGCATACGAGCCAGGTACAGTATTAGTATTTGGTGGCGACAATGAAGTTACAATTTGTACAGCAAAAGGTGATCGTAAGGTTGCAGGTGTTGTTTCAACAGATCCTGCATACTTAATGAACAATGCACTAAAAGGTGATACAGTTGTTGAACTAGCACTAACAGGGCGTGTACCTTGTAAAGTTATTGGCACTGTTGAAAAAGGTGACATGCTTGTAACAAGTGCAATACCAGGTTATGCAATGGTTGATAATGATCCTAAACTAGGTACAGTAATTGGTAAAGCAGTCGAAAGCAAAGACAGCGATGGCAAAGGTGTCATTGAAGTAGTTGTAGGACGTATGTAATAAATATAGTAAAGCGGAGACAAACATGGCACTAAAAACTATAAACCTAGGCGGAGTTGCAAATGACGGCACAGGTGATGATCTAAGAGAAGCATTTGAAAAAGTTGTTTTTAACTTTAACGATCTAGATTTAAGAACACCAGAAGCAACTACTGTTCTTAATTTAGGAAGTGGCGAAGGATTATATGCCAGTTCAAATGTTGCCGAATTACAATTTAAATCATTAGTAGGCGGAAACAATGTAACACTAGCATCTACAGATAATGAAATTACTGTAAACGTTGATGCAGGTGTTACACAATTTATTGTGGCTGCCGATACTGGTAGTTTAACAGTAACAGAAAATAATGGTTACACAGTCCAAGGTGGAACACTTATTTCAACAACAGTAAATGGTAGCAATATTACTATCGACTCAAGTGCGTTAGGATCATTACAAGATGACCCAGCACCAAGACTTGCGGCAGGCCTTAACGCCGACGGATACAATTTAGGTAACGTTGGTTTAATAAACGCAACAACAGTAACAGCAAACTTTGCAGGCGACTTAACAGGTAATGTACATAACATTGATATAAGAGATCTTAACTATTATAAAGAACCTACAAACAGTTGGAACTTTGGATCTATTACGCCTGTTACAGTAACTAACTTATACGACTTTATGTTCCAAACAGCAGTTGTAGACTTTGGTGCTATTGCAGGTGGCGGCACAAATGTAAGTTTAGATCTTGGCGACGGATTGTAAGTCAAGAGACGATAAATATGCTATATAAAGGATTTTTTGTATGGCTCTGTGGACACTAGCAAATAACATTACTCTTCGAGAAGTAGAAGAAGGTCAGACACTTCGCCCAGCTAAAACGGGTGAAAATAGATCGGCTGGCCTGTTGCCTATTGATTTAGGTGTAATAACTGGTAGCACTATTAGTATTATAAGCGGAAGTTTGCCCCCAGGACTTAGAATTAAAGAAGGAACACTTCAGGGAACACCTTTAGAAGTAGCACGAGAAACAGATTTTAAATTTGTTCTACGAGCAAGTAAAGATGGCAACATCGAAGACCGAACATATAATGTTAGCGTTAAAGGTGCTGATCAACCTATATGGGGAACTACAGCAGGTTCACTTCCAATTGGAAACAATGAAACATACTACATACTTGATAGTGCGCCAATTGACTTTCAATTAATTGCAACTGATACAGATACAGAAGCAGGCGAAACACTAGAATACTTTATTGCTAGTGGCGATGGCGAATTACCGCCAGGCATACAACTTACTAGAGATGGTAGAATTGTTGGCGTTGTAGATCCTGTACTTGCATTAGACAAAGCGGCACAGCAAGGATTTTATGATGATAGTCCTTATGGTGCATTTCCTTTTGATTTTGGTACAAGGCCTGCAAATGGTTACGACAGTTTTTATTATGATATTGAATTCTATGATAAAAGTGTTGCTACTAAGTCACCTAAAAAATTAAATAGAAACTATCAATTCCGTGTAAGTGTAAGTGACGGAGACACAATACAAAAAAGATTGTTTAGAATATATGTTGTAGGTGATGACTTCCTACGTTCAGACAATACTATTATGCAATCGGGTAACACTTTATTTGGTGCTGATGCAACTTTTGTAAGAACACCTATATGGCTTACACCTGCAGACTTAGGTTATCGTAGAGCTGATAATTATGTAACATTATATCTTGATACAATTGATGCTAGTAATACATTAGGATTTATTACATATGCATTAAAAGATACAAACGATGACGGTAGTCAAAGTTCTATACCACCAGGTATGACACTAGATACAGGCACTGGCGAACTAGCAGGCATAGTTCCTTATCAGCCTAATGTTACTAAAGAGTATAAGTTTACAGTTACAGCAACACGTTATGTTGGTCCTGCAACAAACACAGAAGATTTAAGTTTCGAAGTATACGAAACAACATACCCACAGAATAGAACTCCTGCAACAAAAATGAAGGCAGGTAAAAATTATGAAATTGTAAGTGTATATGGTACTACAGATTATACAACTGTTGGTGCGGCAAATAATAATATTGGAACAATATTTACATCATCAGGTCCTACTAGTGGAACAAACGAAAGTTTAGTTAAACAAGCCGGCGGTGCGTACACACTAAGAATTAAGAAGAGTCCTTATCTTGCTAAACTAAAAGGTAAAACTTTTAACCTTAAAGGTACATTATATACAGTAAGCGAAATTAATAACGCAAGTTATTTGTTTGATGTTTTAATTTTTACAAAAGCATTAGATGCACGTTTAAATGTAGACGAAACGTTTACAACTACTGTAACAATACCTGGCAAAGAAGATACAAACTCTTCACCAAAAGACAAAACATTTACAGTTAAGTTATTAGGTAAAATAGATAGTACACTTAATTGGATAAGTCCTAAAGCATTAGGAACTATTAATGCTAACCTAACAAGTACATTTAGTATAAATGCTACTACAAGTGTTCAAGGCGCAAACGTAAGATATATAAAAGAAGAAGGCAGATTGCCACCAGGATTATCTTTAGCACTCGATGGTGAAATATTTGGTAAGGTACAACAGTTTGGTGAAAACAGATATAAAAGTTTTTGGAAAACAAACAGAGCATATGTTAGTGATGACATTGTTAAAGTAGGCTCAACAAAATATAAATGTTTAATTGCACACACTAGTCAAGCAGAGTTTATAAGTGATACTGCAAAATGGGAAGTGTATGCAGGATTTGCAGTAAGTGGTTTAACTACATTTGATTCAAACGATATGTTGTTTGACGGTAATACTACAAGCATTGATAAAACTTACACATTTAAAACAAGAGCTGAAGACCAATACGGATTTAGTGCTATTAGAAGAGACTTTACTATTGTAATTAATGATCCTAATGATTTAGTATTCAGTAACATTATAGTTAAAGCATTTCTTGGATCGCAACAAAAATTCTTATATAATAGTTTTATTAGTGATCCTATTGTTTTTGATCCAGAAAAAATTTACAGACCAAACGATACAGGATTTGGAACACAGTCTGATTTAAAAATGTTAATGTATGCAGGAATTGAAACTGTTGACATGAACAAGTTTGTTGCGGCGGCTGCCAAAAATCATAAACGCAAACAATTTAAATTTGGTAGTATTAAAAAAGCAGTAGCATATGAACTTGGAACTAAAATACCAGTATACGAAGTTGTATACATTGAAGTAATAGATCCACAAGATCATAGTTCAGGCAATGTTCAATCAACATTAAAAGTAAAAAGTAAAATTGATAGAACAATAAACAGCATACAATACGAAACACTTGACAATACAAGTGGCGTAGTTGACAATAGTCCTATTAGACAAAGACCAATAACCAATACACTTAAGATTGATAGTGATGCAATTAAAGTAGATGAGGACAAACAACAACAAAAATATATTAGTAACATAACTAATATGAGAAATAGAATAGCCGCTGTAGGTGAAACAGATAATAACTTTTTACCATTATGGATGCGTACACCGCAAGAAAACAATATTGAAGCTCTTGGATATACGCCAGCAGTAGTATTAACTTACTGTAAACCAGGAACAGCAGATGAAATTTTATTAAATATAAAAAATAGTGCATTTGATTTTAAATCAATTAACTTTGAAGTTGATAGATATATCATAGATAGCACTAGAGGAAACAGCAACGATCAGTATATACTATTCGCAAATTACGACTTTAACGTCTAACTACGATAAATACTGCAACAGGAGAATATAGATTATGTCAGACGTACCAGCAAACAATCCAATTAACATAACAGATTTGGATGTAGAATTTCCAGTACCAGGGCAAGACAACGATAGCCAAGGATTTAGAGATAACTTTACTGTTATCAATACAAACAATAATGCTGTTAAAACAAGATTAGAAGATATAGAAACTAATATTGTTAGAAAAGATGAGGACGTAACATATGTTCAGTCGTCTACTAATACAGTTACTATTGCAAATCCAAACGTAAAAGCACTTACTAAAACTAAAAAGAATATAACTACTGGAACTGAAATTGATTTTGCAGATGGTGACTATCATACTATTTCATTATCAAGCAGTAACACAACTGCAAACACTGCTACATTTGATATTACTGGCTATGCATATGCTGGTCCATACCAAAAAGTTATATTAGAAATTTCAAGTGATGCATCTTATACAATAGCATGGAATTCTAGTGTTTCAATTAAATTTAGTGAATCAAGTTTTTGGTCAACTCCAGTAACAAATAGTGCTAAAGTACATATATTTGAAATTTGGACAACTAACGGTAGCGTATACTTTGCTGACTATATAGGCGCATATGCATAATGCACCCGTTGTTCGAAAGTACTGACAATCTCTCTACAAGTGAAATAGAAGATAAAATTTTAGTTTTAAACAAGCGATTTTTCCAAACTCGCAATCCTCAAGTACACGAACAAATATCAATGCTACTAGATACGTACAAACTAGAATTAGAAACACGTATGGTAGCAGAAAAGAAGCGTCAACAAGAAAACCAAGATAATGGTGAATCAGGACTTGACAATTTAATTAATATCAGTTAAACTAACTGTATGCTTATGAAAACAGACTCTTTCGGTATCCCACGATTCTCTAACAAGGATCTAGTAGATATGATCTATACAGGACATGCAGACAAAGTGCATGTAGTTCTGTGCGATCCAAGTGATGACGTGGAACAATTTAATAAGGCAATGGAAGAACAAGGCCTTAACAAATTACAAAAATATATTCCATTAGATGTAGATCAACAGACTTTTGACGGTGTATGTCAAAGTGAATGGTTTATGCCTGATGAATACAAAGACATTAATGTATATGAATATGTACTAGGCAAAGCAGAAACACCCTGCCCACAACACGTACAAGATCGTATATGGGAAGAATTAGATGCTTTTAGAGAACGCGGCATGAAAGATTTACTACGTTATATGATCTATCTTGTAGACTACATGCGTGAACACAACATTGTATGGGGCGTAGGTAGAGGTAGCTCTGTAGCATCATATGTGTTATACTTGATAGGTGTACACAAAATTAATTCAATCCAATATGACCTGGATTGGCGAGAGTTCCTTAGATAAATACGTATATAATATAGGAGAAGTATTATGGCAATGAGACAAAAAGGTCAAAAGACCTATACAACAATGCAAGGCAAACAAGTTGACATGGATTTGTTGCGTAAAAAGAATGAACTTACTCCAGCGGTAGGCAATGCTCGTGTAAATGCACGTGGCGATGAGCTAGGCCCTGGTGGTAGAATTGTTCGTAAACGTGAACAAGTAATTAAAGACTATTACAAAGGATCTATGCCAGTAGCTGAAGAACCAGCTGTATCTGTATCTGACGTTGTTTCTGAAGAAGCACCTGTAGCACAAAAGGCTGTAAAGTCAAAAACAACTACAAGAGCTCAACAGAAAGTTGAAGAAGTAAAAGCATCTGAAACCGAATTAAAAGAGTTCGACGATATGGACGATGGTTGGGTAGAAGACGACGACGGCAACTTTGTACAAAAAGGTGACTAATGGCTAAGAACATAAATGCGATCAAAGGCACACCACGTGCTATTGGTAAACGTGTACTTGTAACTGACGTAGAGTTTGGTGAACAAGTAACTGAAAGTGGTTTAATTATTGCCGGTGATGACGGCAAAGAAAGAGGTATCTATCCACGTTGGGGTAAAGTATACTCCAAAGGTCCTAAAAATATAGATGACTATAAAGTAGGAGAGTGGATACTGATTGAACACGGTCGTTGGACACGTGGTCTAAAAGTTGATACTGAACATGATGGTGAAATAACATTCCACATGGTAGACGAAACTGGAATATTAGCGTATTCTAATGATAAACCAAAAGATCTACGTATAGGTGCAGAACACGGTGATGGTGATATTGCAACTATTGACCCAGGATCTTTTATTAACCCTAACGCATAAGAGGCAACATGACAGACGTATTTGAAGACATCAATAAATTCGCAACGGCTTGCGATCAAGAGCCAAGTGAAGCAAACTACAATATGTATCTTGATTTAATTCGAGAAGAAGTAGGCGAACTAGAAGAAGCCATTACAGAGAACGACAGGATTGAACAGTTAGATGCACTAATTGACATCTTAGTTGTTACAATAGGCGCCGTTCGAGCAGGTGGCTTTAAAGGCCAAGCTGCTTGGGAAGAAGTAATGGACACAAACTTTGCTAAAATTGATCCAACTACAGGCAAAGTTATCAAACGAGAAGACGGGAAAGTGCTAAAACCAGAAGGTTGGCAAGCCCCAAAACTTTCAAACTTTATTTAAAATAATACTTGACATATGTTCTTGTATACGTTATAATATAAGCTATAATGTATACAAGGACAAAATATGCGTATTCCTAATCAAAGCTCAGGCGTTGGTACTACTGGTGTAACCGGTGTAGTTCTAATGACTTTGCATCTAACAGGGTATTTAACAGGATGGGGTTGGCCCATTTTGTACATACTATTAATTATTTCCGGCATCGGACAAGAAAACAGGAGAAGTTAAATGGCTACACATGGCATGATCGACTTAGAAACACTGGATACTCGTCCTAGTTGT